TATTTTTCCGTCTTTAATTGGTGATGCCATTAGTGAATCAGTCCTTTAAATTGTCTTATTTCGGAAGCAATATCTGATGATCCGTTATGAAAAACCATGCACGAAATTGGTGTGCTTGGATTAGCGTTAAAGTACCATGAAAGTGTAAGTTGTATAGAGTCAACACCGTCTGGAATAGCATATGTATTTGTTCCAGTAGTATCGTTTTTACCTTTATAGTCTCTTGAGTAATTCATCTTTACATATGTTGGTCTACCTGTTTTTGGTAGAGTCAAATGTAGTTGTGCTTCCCAAAAACAATGACCTTCTTGTGTTGGAACAATTGCATCTTTCCCATTAAGCACCATTGGCTGCCATTTTTTAGGCTTAAATGATTGTTTTACCTTATCGTCTTTCCATTGAACATACATTCCCATTTATTGTCTCCTAATAAATAAAATAGAGGGCAGATTTCTCTACCCTCTACAATTATACTATCTTATTATAACCAAGGATCTGGTTCGTTAGAAGTATTTACTGTTGTTGTGTTTGAAGATGTATCCCAAGGATTGCTAGATTCATCCTTTTTTGCTGTTTTAGAATAAAGTGCAAGACCAACGTCACTTGCTTCAATTTCATAAGCGTGTCCATTAGTACCATCATTCTTTTTAAACTCATGGTATTTAATTTTACCTTGAACAATAACTTTATCGCCCTTTTTAAGTGAAGAAGCCATATATTTTCCAAGACTTCTCCATGCAGATACATTATAAAATGCTGTATCTCCGTCTTTCCAGCCGCCTTTGCCATCTGGCATACGGTCTGTACATGCAACACGAATATTTGTTACATTTTTATCTGGTCCAAACTCTTTTGACTCTGGATCTCTTACTAGATTACCCACAATAGTTGTTACTGCTGGCATATCTTACCTTCTCTCTTCTCTGATTATTTATCTTTGTATGTTACATCTAGGATAGGGTCTAAAGAAACCCTTGCTCCTAGTTTTTCCAAAGCACCCTTTACCTTTTGTAGGTATTGAATGCACTGAAATCTTTCTGAGTCATTATAGTGTCTCCATTGACTCTCATAGAATTGTATCGTAAGAAAGGCATCATAGTCAAGTATGTCTATTTTAAATTCTTTTGGGGCCTTAAATGTTCTTACCGCTTTTTTCATTTGATCTGTATACATTATAAACTATCTATTACTGCGCCAGACCAGGTATTAAACCAGTCTTCTTTTGTTTTATGTGAATTAAATTCTTTAGATATCTTTCCACTCTCAAAGTATATTCCACCCCATACGCCCCATTCTTGATTGCTAACGGCATATGCAAGGCACTGTCTTTGTGCTGGACAACTAACACATAAAGAATCTACAGTTTTTGCAATATTTTTATTTTCTTCATATTTATCAAAAAATAAATTTGTATCCATATTTAAACATAATGCCTTGTCGTTAAATTTATACACTTATATCAAAAACCTATCTGGAATATCCCAAACACCAGTTTCTTTCATTTCAAACCTTTTTTCTTTCTTCCACATACCTTCAGCAAATACTCCATTTGGATCAGAGTATCCATCTTCATCTATAGAAATAACAACAGTCCATCCATCCCATTTAATATGTGGACTAGACTCTACTATTCTTTCCATTTTTTCTATACTACTCACTATCATATTCTATTTCCTCCATTAATTCTACATTTGAGTTATTTATATATATGTATGTAATCATAACTAAGAATATTTGATATAAAGGTATTAATATAAATCCTAATTGCTTTGTAACAAGTCCATATGCAAATAGTGTTATCTGACTAAGTATGAATGATGTTACTATAGAAGAAAATAATAGTACATTTCCTCTACCCCCAAAAACTGCTAGGCTCATACAGGTAAAGAATATAATTTGTGTAAACAATATTATTATCGACCAAGTATTAAGACTAATATCTAAAAATTCCAAGTTCACAACTCTCTAATAGTTCTGCTTGTTGAGCAAGTTTTGACAAAGATTCTTTTGGTGCACTAAAAAAAGCAAAGTAATTAACGTAAGATAAATTATCTGCTACCCAAAATATTGGTGCTTTTGAGAACTTAATCTTAAAACCTTTTTGTTTTAAAAAGTTTTCTGATGAATTACAAAATGCAGCAGTAAAACTATTTATAGTATGAGGCCCAGCAGACCATATTGTTATTTCAGATTCAGTATTATTAGTCAAAGCAATTCCCATTGCTCTCATAAATATATCATAATCAGAAAAGGACTTGGTCCCCTCTACGGCAATAACCATTTTAGTTTTACTTTCTTTCTGTAAGTGAATCTAGGATCTTTAGTAAATTCTTTGCTTCTTTATTTGATAATGAAAATACATCTATCTTCTTTGCATTATCTGTATCTATTTCGCCTAACTCATTTATTTCTGCTACATAAAAAGTATTATCATGTACCCAGTAAGCATTTTTATCAACAATAGCAACATCAACACTATTCTTATTTAAAAGTTTATGCATTTGAGAAAACTTTTTACCTTTGTTTATCTTTTGAAACAGACTCTTTTCTAAGTTTTGAAAGTTCTTTTTCTGATACGATCTTATATGATAAAAACTCATATTCAAGTTGAGAGCATTTAGAGCGATAATACTGAAGCAAAGATTGTAAAATCTCAGTAGGTTCTTCACTATTCATCACTGCCCCTTTCTATTATATATTCTACAGGTCGTAGTCTGTTTTGTCAATATACTTTTGTAAACTAAATGGGGAGTCTATCCACATACCGTCAGACTTTTGTGATCTAATATTCATAATTGCATTTCTTTTTGACTTAGCCCAAGCAAAGCCAGAGTCTCCACCCCAAAGAAGCCAAGCAATTTTTCCATTAGATGGTCTTTCTGAGTTATTAAAATCTTTACCTTGTTTGTCTACTTCATGACGAGAAAAGAAAGAGTACATTCTTAAAACTGTACTTGGACTTAATTTATTCCTATTCATAAGATCACGAGCACGAGCAACTCCAACTGCAGTACCACCGCGACCAAATTTTCTTCTTAACTCTAAACCTCTACGAGCATTATTTGCCATTGAGTCTGTTGGTTTTAAATCTAAATCTTCTAAAGATCTTTTAGACATTTCGTCTTCCATGTCCATAGAACTTTCCATATCATCCATGTCTTCATCCATTGAATGCTCTTGCATATCTTGCTCTGTTCCAATAAGTGTTGCGTCAGATGATTTAAATGCTGTAAATAAATCAGTACCCTGCCAACCACCATTTGACTGTTCATACATTCTTATTAATATTGCTGGGTCTTCTGGTGTTGTCATAACTTCAAATTCTGATCCAATTGCAAGTCCCCCATCTCTCATAACATGTTCAATTTTTCCATGTGCTATTCCTTTAGAGTATGGCCCCATTACAAACATGCCTTCTTGAGGATTTTCTATTTTAATAATACCTTGACTTTTGTTTGCTTCTTCGTGATAAGACGCCATATGGTATGGACAGTTTTTTTGATCTTTACACTCTTCCATTGAGTGATTTTTTTTACTATTTGCTTCTGCTGCGTATACGGCCTCTTGTTGACCTCTAGCAGAATCTTCTGTATCGTGGCAACCAATTAATCCAGATGGGCCAACTACACCATATCTGCCCTTACAGCCAGGAGCATTTCTTACAATATTATAAGGCATAGTAAAATTATATCACTATTCTTTCATATCTTTTTCACGTTTTTCTAACAGATTTTCTAAAAAGAATCTTTCTTCTTCAGGGAGGGTATACATAACAGATCTTGTATATTCTATATCTTTAGGCATAACCATTGGAATACCGTCTTTATCAAAGGTTAGGTCTATTATATCTTTTGACCATAGTCTAAATGCTAATTCATTGATCATTTTAAAGTGCTCTTCAAATAGATCTGGCATTATTTCTTGGCACTTAGGTGTTAGGTTATATATAAATTGATTGCTAATAGAGTCATACCCTCTAACCTCTAATGCCCCCATCTCTATTAACTGCAAAATAATGTTTGATAGATCTTCTTGGTTTAAACGCTCTTCATCAGACAAGACGGAACCCTCCATTCCAATCTAAAGCACTTGATCTAATTTTATCTGGAAAAAAATCATCTGCATTGTCTGAATCAGTTCCACCTTGAGACCAAGTATGTATATCTATTTCTTTGACTCTATTTCTTTCAGTATTTGATATAGAGTTATAGACTGAACCACACATAGCATCCGCTAAATCTTTAGACTTCTTTCTAGGATGATCTACGCGATTTCCTATAATTCTAAGTTCTAATAATTCTTCTAATAATATATCTATATGAGGTGCTACTAATCTTTCTTCGTAGAATAACATAGTTAAGTCTTCATAGTGTTTCTTTGCTACTGATAAAGTTTCAGTCTTTATTCCTACCTGTTTTAATTCTTGTTGTATATCAAATGATTGCCAACGATCAAAGGTAACTAACCCTAAATTAAATCCCTGTCTTCTCAAATCTATAATCCAGTTTTTTACTTCACTTAAGTCTACTGGCCCTTCACGATGTGGCTCCCACCAAGCAATTGCGTCTACTACAACAAATGGAACAATCTGCTCATAGTCATTAAAGGATTGTACACTTACCCACTTGTCAACATGGCTTATTGCTACGGCACACTTGTCATGTTTTTGTGCTAAGTCTGCATGAACATAGTAAACCGTATCTGGGTTTGGCTTAAAGTTAATATCAAATCTTCTTACACTATCTAATGGATTTCTATTTGACAAACCCTTTTCTATCTTTTCTCTTGATTTAAAGAAGGCGTCTGAAGAAGTTGTTGGCATACATGCAAAACGCATAAGAGCATCTGCTGGATCTGTAAAAAATGCTAACTTAAAATCTTCTATCTTTCTAGTTGGATTCATTTCCCATGTTGGTCTACGTAGAGCAAATACTCCAGGATACTTATAGGACTCAATGTGATCTTCTTCCCACTCTATTTCAAATTTATTATTTGGATCTTCTTCGTTTAATGTTGGGTTAATTGTAAATTGATTTTTTCTGATGATTGTTTGTTTATCTGCAATAACATCTTCATATCTTTTAGAAATAAAGTCACCCTTAAATCTTGGAAATGATAGGAGTATAACTTTGCCAAAGTCTGGAAAACGTGAGTCTACAGACCCCCTGAAGGCCTTATAAAGGTTATCTGCGGTCTTTCCTTGATCGTTACCACCAGCACCCTCCATTGCAAATCCTGAAATTTCATCAAGAACTGCAAGCATTAAGTTTAAACCCTCAGCAGACTCTCTTTCGGAATGTCCAGAATAAACTGTAATAGATTTATTAAATTCTACATTGTCTGCCTTTGCTTCATACTTTCCAGCAAACCAAGGAGATCCTTCAATCTTTGATTTAAAACCTTTAAAAAATACATTCTTTGCTTGCTGAGCGTTTACTGCTACGTTAATTAAATCTATAGCATCATTAGATGGTTTACCAAAATATCTTGACGGATCTTTTAAACATAATAGTTTATATACAATATAAGCACAACCAATAGTAGAAGTATGATCTTTACCGCTACCCTTTCCACACATAAGAATAACTTCTTGCTTAGTATATTTTTTGTAATGTTCTTTTCCTTCTTCTTTACCCAACCATCTTTGAACATCTTCTTCTTTATATATCTGACTCATGCATTCTACAAGGGTATACTGATACTCTGATAACTCTGGTTGGTTTAAATAGTCTTTACTTGTAACAAATGTTTTAACATCTACTGGAAATTCTAAAAAAGGACTTTCATCTAATGCTTCTAAAAATTCACTAAAATCAATTGTTGTCAATTACAATCACCTCAGTTTGAATTTCTGACAATCTTTTCATAATTTCTTCTCTAATCTCAGGGTGATCAGAAGCAATATCTTTTAATATCTTAATTAATATATCTTGCTTTCTTTCCATTTCAATAATCTGTTCTGCTATTTCTTTATTATCTAACAACCCCGCCTTCTGCAGCATCTCAAGTCTTTTGCTTTCAATGTCTGCTATCAGTTTGATAGCGGTTGTTTTTGCTGTTAGATTTGCACTAGAATCTGCAGCATCTATAACCTCATATGTTTTTCTAATTAAAGATGAGTAGTGTTGATCTGCTCCAGCAAGTGCTTCTTTTGCTCTTGCGTGAATTGCTTGATTGTTTGAAACCATAGAACGCCAGTCATTAAGCAATGCCATAACTCTTGGGCGTGGAATATCTAGGGTATTTGAAATCTGAGAAGCATCAAAACCCTTTAAATACTCTGAAGCAACTTGGTTTACAAGGTCTAAGTGTTTTACTAAATCATCTGTTGTCATCTAACGTCCTTAGTAATACGAGGTATCCAATAAGATCTAAAATAGTATCCTCTGATGCATATTCTTTACCTTTATGTATTCTATTAAGTTTATCATCAATACGAATATATAGTTGCTCTTTAGGTTCAGATTTACTAAATATATTAATAGGATGGCTATATGAACTACCATATGATCTATTCTTAGTTATTAATAACTCTGCTATATCAAGACATTCTGCTAATATCTTTCTACCCGCAGGTGCCTGAGTAGATATGTCTCTAAGAAAGTCTAATCTTTCTTGAACTTGTTTTTCAAGATCTACTTTAGGATATTCTGCCATGGTTACCTTTTTGACTTTCTAAGACTAAACTTAGCAAGGTATACATATATAGTTTCAACAGATGCTCCACACTCTTTTGCAATTTGTTCTGGTGTTTTTTTATCAACTTGATACCTTTTTGTTAGCCAAGCCTTACTTGTATATAGTTTCATTTTATCACTATCCCTGAGCCTTGTCAACATTTTTAGGTTCCTCTGCTAGTTTAAACCAGTTGTTACTTGAATACCAGCCTATTGCAACCGCATCAGCAACATCATCATCATCAATGTTTGTATCAAAATTTATATTTACCCAGTTAATAGTTCTTTGTTTTCTAAACTCTCTTTCTTTTTGCTTATACCAAGAAAAAGAATGCTCTCCTGGGTTTTCTTGTCTAATTTTTAGTTTCTCATCCTTGCTAAGTTTTTTATTTCCAATCCAGTTTTGCCAAGCAACTGGAGAGCAAGACAATACTGGTCTAAGGTTATACATTTGAACTGATCCAATTATTGCACCTTGAACCAATGCCAAATTCATAGCAGTTTTTTGAGAATTAGTATAGATGGCTGATTCAATAACCACAGCGTCAATATCAAAATCTTTAAGAAAAGGTATTAATTTTTTACAAGCATCTCCTGCTTTTTCATATACATGATTTCCGTGAAAGTTAATCTTTCCATATTTATGCAATTTTTTATCTATAAATATAGAAAAGGCCATAGAGTTAGTTGAGGCATCTATTGCTAAAATTTTATCTGGATGTCCTATACTTAGTAGTCTATTCTTTTTCATAATCAAAAAAATCCTTAATGTCTTTAATAAATCTATCTACCTTTTTATTATTAACTAAACAAGAATTGCAAAATGTTTCATCATTATAAGCACTTAGCAAAGTTTCGCACCCTCCAGCACATCTTCTTTCCTTTCCAAATCTACTTTTAAATTTAGACATATGGTATCTTTGTGTAATTTTTTGTTTTGTGGCATTAGTTCTACAATCAACAGAGCAGTATATCTGATTCTTACTTGTTGTAAAAAAGTCTTTTTCGCACCATTGACATATTTTGTTCATTCAAGATTTTTCCTAGCCTCGATCTTAATGTCTCCAACTGGCTTAGTTTGACACACCTTAAAAAAATCACAACTTTTACATATCTTATTTTCAAACTTATTTCTATATGGATTTTCTGGAAGTTGTTTATCGTCAAAAGCCTTTTGAACTGTTCTCATCCAATCAAAGAAATAGTTTATAAAGTCTTTATATTTTTGATTTAAGTTTACAGGAAAGAACTTTAATTCATGGGTATTCTTATTTTCATATATCAAGAAGGCAAATGACTTCTTTAATATCTTCATATAGATTAATAGTTGTTCTATATTATAGTTTCTTGGTTTAGTAGTTCTATGAAAGGCTTCTTCATTAGATGTTTTTATTTCAGTAAGTATTTCCATACCGTCCCAATTAATAATTGCATCTGTCTTTGCAGATATAATAGGATCTTTATTCTTAATGGACAACTCTTTATGTACTAATATTCCAGCATCTTCCATTGCTTGTTCAATTCTAGTGTGTCTATCGGTACCAGAATCCATATTAGCAACTGAGTACCAATCATTTGTATTCTCTGCATCATTTCCTTCAAAGTTTAAATACCAAAATCTTGGACAATGTCCAGCCCCATATGTTAATCCAGAGGGAGTAAAGCCTACTCTTTTTTTAAAGATGGTACCTTGTTTGTGCTCATACCCCTCGTGTATTTTTTTAATTATTGCTTTAGTGTCAATCTTAGTTTCTTCTTTAGAAACCTCTTTAACTGGAACAATTTTTTTCATTAGTCTTTTAGTCACTAGAAGTTCCTTACATTGTATTTAAGGGCATCCACTAATTTGTCTACCGCTTCTCTTGCTGTATAGTAAATATTTTTCTTTGCTCTTTCATCTTTCTTTACATGTGAATACCAAGCAGCAAGCATTGCAAACTTTGCTGAGTATGCTTGTAATTGAGTAATAGATAGTGTTGCTTTTGCTGGCGGTATATCTGGATTAGCAATCAACTTAGCAATCATAACTAATGCTTTAGTCAATTCTTCATCTTGCATATACTCTGATATTTCATTAAACTTTGTTACATTATTTAATAGATCTACTGTGTTATCCATTGTTCTCTCTTAACTGTTCAAATACTTCCCATTCAATTATAGCAAGTCTAACTTTTTTGTTTCCCTCTCCAAGTACAACCATAAGTACAGGATCTTTTTTTCTGTCTACTTGCATTGTGTCTGACACTATCTTTGCCCAAGAGTCTCGGCTAACAGAATAGGATTTAGAGTATTCCTTGATATCTACAACGAAGTCATCCAACGATCCGTCAGCCTTGACTGGTCCTCTGCCTGAATTAATGTGTGGCTTGGCACCAATACGTTTTAGTTCTCCACGCTCACTCATTAATATCCCCTTACGTTAAAATTAACTTTGGATAGATGCTTGTTAGCACACATCCAAGTCAAGTCTTGCGCTTCTTTGTACATCCTTGCTGTTTCTACTATTGCTTTACATGTTTGACAAATAAATTTGCCATTATATAAAGTGTATTTAAGAGTTAAGTTTTGATTCAAGTTCTTTTAACTTATCTGGATTTTGTTTTAGGTATTCGATTACTTTTGCTCTACCTTGCAGTCTTTCTTCAAAAACTGTATACCATGCCCCACCTTTTTCAATTACTCCAACTAGTTCTGCTGTATCTACTAAATCAGCAACTTTGTCAATACCAATTTCTTCAGAGCCAAAGTAGAAATCATAAGATCCACTAATAAATGCTGGACCAGTTTTATTAAAATCTACATGCCAATTTACAATACGACCAACTTTAGATTCAATTAACTTGTCTCCAACGGTAATCTTACCCTTGATTGCTTGATTTTCTGATTCACTTGACCATAGTTTGATTACGGTGCTTGAAAAGAATTTAACCGCTTGTCCGCCTGTAGGCATATGAGAAGCATACATTGCACCTATGTTATTTCTTTGTTGTGATATCAATACTAACAATGTTTTGCCTTCTTGATTATTAGCGTAGTTAAGCATCTTAACTGCATTGGTCATATCTTTAGCCTCTGCACCTATCTGCTTAGTATTTTCTAATTGCTTTAATTCTGCTGAGTCTTTTTCAAAGTAAATAGCAGGTAGTAATGCTGATATAGAATCAACAACTAATATATCTACCTTTGCTTTCATTAGTTGAGTAGCAACATCAACCATATCATTAATAGTTCTTGCTTCAGAGTAAATTAATTTATCTGTATCTACCCCAAGTTTTTGTGCCCAAATAGGATCAAAGGACTGCTCCGCATCTATCCATGCACACAACTTTCCTTCTTTTTGTGCCTCGCCAAGCATCTGTAAACAAAAAGACGATTTACCAGCAGACTTATTTCCCCAAACTAAAACTTGTCTTCCATATGCAAAGCCACCTCTAAGTGCATTGTTTAAACTAGGACTTGGAGTTTTTTGTTTTGTAATTTCTACATCAGTAGCATTACTTAATCTTTTTCTTAAACTAGGTTCTAGTTGTGAAAGAAAATCTTCTGTTGATATTCCTTGTATTTTATTATCCATCTTATTAACCATTTACTACCTCTCTGAGTATTTCTGTTCCATCTTTTGTTATTTCAAAAGTCATCTTCTTTGCCTTTCCTGGTTCGCACTTCATAAATCCCTCTGAAAATTTAGTTGGGAATATTACGATAGGTTTCATATCTCTACTTGCATCGGCAACAATCATGTTAGCCATCTTCTTTCCTGTTTTTGTTGTTCTAGGTTTAAATGATAGCACATAATACTCATCATTTCCATAGGGTAAAGTTTTATAATTTAAAAACTTAATTAGTGGATTATTTAAAGAATCTTTAATATCTTCTACTGGAACTGCTTCCATGATTCTATTACTTGCTACCGCCATAACATATGTCTTACCTGGCTCTATCTTAGTTTCTTCATCGTCAAATATTCCAACCATACCAGTAGAATCCATTAACTCAACACGAGACCAGCCCTTGCCACGCTTAATGTTTTTAATTACACCCATAAGAATAAATACCCCAGTCTCTTCAAAGTCCTCAACGTCATCTAAGTATGCGTAGTAATGTTGTGGCACTGTAGTTTTAAATTCTGGCAAGTTTAGATATTCGTATAAGTTTTCTTTTACTGACACATCTTCTCTTAAGTTATCTGTAAAAGCCAATGCTCCTACAGCGTTAAGTGCAGATAGTGCTCTAGAGTTTACCCCACTGCCTTTAGTAAATACAAAATCATAAAACTCTTGATATGTTTTAAATGGTCTTTTATTTATAATCTTAGAAGCAATTCCATCAGAGATCCATTTAATAGCAGATAGTCCTATTCTTATTCCTTTACCCTCGATCTTAAAATCACTGTCAGATTCATTTATGTGAGGAAGTTTAAGTGCTATACCCATACGTCTTGCTTCAATAAGGTATTCTGTTCTAGCATCTTTGTCTTGTTCATTCTTTAATAATGAATAGATAAATTCAATAGGATAGTAATACTTTAACCATGCTGTCCAGTATGAAAGCATGGAGTAAGCAACTGCATGTGACTTGTTGAATGAGTACCCTGCGTGAGCCTCAAAATCGTGCCATAGGCCCTCTGCTTTGAAGGGGGTGATATGTTTTGATGCACCAATAACAAATCTCTCCTTAAACACGTCAAATTCCTTTGCGTCTTTTTTCTTACCAATAATTTTACGAACCTTGTCTGACTCGGCCATACTCATTCCACCAAGATAAACACAGGCTTGCATTACTTGTTCTTGATATAGAACGCATCCATAAGTATCTTTTGTAAACTTTTGCATAATAGGATGAATATATTCTGTAATTGCTCTTCCGTGTTTTCTTGCTAAATAAGTTTTGCCAATCGTATTCATAGCACCAGGTCTTACTAAAGCATTGGATGCAGCAAGTTCATCTAAGTTGCTAACGCCCATCTTTACTAACAAGTTTGTATAAGGTGCTGCTTCACACTGAAACACTCCTTTAGTTCTTCCATCTGAAAGCATCTCGTAAACCTTTTTATCATCAAGATCTATTTCTTTTAATTTAATATCTATCTTATGTCTTTTCTTAATAATCTTTATTGTGTCATCAATAACTGTTAAAGTTTTTAATCCAAGAACATCTAGTTTAATAAGTCCAATATCTGCTGCCTCATTCATATCAACAGCAACTACTGGAATTCTTTCCTTAGTTCCTGGAGCGGTACGAGTTTCCATTGGTGCATATTTAAAAATAGGTTCTTTAGAAGTTACTACTCCAGCAGCGTGAATACCTGTACCACGAATACGACCACGAAGTTGTTCTCCGTACTTAACTACATCTGGATATTTTAATCTAAACCATTGAGCAGTTTTACTAGATGTAAAATCATCCCAATCGTCTACTGTTTTTAAAACCTTGTTTACTTCTGACAAAGGTATATTAAATGCTCTTGATACATCTCTAACAATACCCTTTCCTCTAAACTCTAAGAAGGTAGCAATAGAAGCAACGTTTTCATACTCTTGTTCTAAGTATGTCTTTAACTCATCACGTCTTGAATCTGCAATGTCTGAATCAATATCTGGAAAGTCATTACGGTCTGGGTTTACGAATCTAAAAAATAGAAGTCCATATTTAATTGGATCAACATCAGTTATTCCTAAAGCGTAACAAACTAGTGATCCAGCAGCAGATCCTCTACCAGGACCTACTAATATACCTTGCTCCTTAGCCCAATTCAACATATTACTTACAATTAAAAAGTATGGAGAAAAGTTTTTATCCCTAATAATATCTAGTTCTTCTTGCATTCTTTCTTTATATTCTGTAATATCATATAATCCTTTTTCTACCATGCCCTTTAAAACTAAATCAACAAGTCCTTGATGAGGATCATCTATTTTTGTGGGTAGCAAATCTAATCCTGATTTAATATCATAATCTTCTATCTTATCTACTATATCTAGAGTATTAGTATATATATCTTCTCTCTTTATACCCTGCATATTCATGGCTTGTTTCATTTCATCATAAGATAATAAATGTATATCAAATGTTCTAAATGACATTTGACGGCCCTCACCGTATAGATAATCAAGTTTCTTCATAGGGTCACTTATCTTTTGTGACTTTTCAAACTTAGCATCTTTGTCTAACTTTGCATGTGTATTTAAAAGAAGCATTATTTCTTGAATTACCTTCTGGTCAGGGTGTGAGTGATGGCAATCTGGGGTAACAATTACCTTTATGTCCATACTATCTGCTAGACTTAGAAGTTCATGATTCATCTCACGACTATTGTGTGGCATTATCTCCACATAAAAATCATCACCGAAGGTGTTCTTAAACCAAGTCAGGTGTTTTTTAGCAACCGCATATTCATTAAACTCAAGAGCCTTATTAATTATGCCGCTAGGACAAGCGGTAGAAACAATTAATCCTTCTTTATATCTTTCTAGTATTTCAAAATCTATTCTAGGCTTTCTATAAAATCCTTCTGTCCATGCTAATTCATTTAATTTATTTAAATTTTCTAAACCCTTTTGATTCTTTGCAAGAATAACTATATGATTATAAACTAAATCTAAAGGATCTCCTGCTCTTTCTAATTTATCTCTTTTATCAAATCTATCTAATGTTATATATCCTTCTATACCAAGGATTGGTTTTATACCCTGTTCTTTTGCAGCACGATACATTGGACGATGTCCAGATAGTGCACCGTGATCTGTAATTGCAATAGCAGGCATACCTAAAGACTTTGCACGTTTACAATATTCTTCTGGTGTTGCTACTCCATCCATAAGTGAATAATGAGTATGAACGTGAAGAGGTGCGTAATTCAAATTTAATCCTTAATGTGATGGGGGAGATATTTCGCTCCCCCAAATTGTTTACCAGTCAACAGATGTTGAGGTTGCTTGGTTACTAAAACCAATGTAAAAATTTTCTTGATCTGCATAAGGTACTTCTCTAACAACCTTTTCTAAGTTAGGGTATTCATAAGTACCCCAGTTAAATGGATCTACGTCTTGCTTTTGTGGAAGCAATACATAGTTAGTTTCTGTTCCTTTGCCATTACGTTTTAATTTCCAAGTCATGTTTGAAATGCTTGGAGAATCTGATGCGTATTCTCTAATTGTGTTAAAGGTAGCAGCCTTACTTACTCCCATGCTCCATACTGCAACATGTGGTGCGTCAATTCCATTATCAACTAATACGTTGCAATAGAATCTTAGACGTGCTCTCCATCCACTCTTTGGATCTTTTCTAAACATCTCACAACCAAAACAACGACCTTGTGTGTCTGTTGTACAAGCAGATTTACGCTTATAGTCATCTGGGTTTGAGTGTTCACTTACAACAATTGCAAGACCACGTTTTTCATCATACGTTGGTGAGTCTGCATCTAATTCACTAATGAATCTTATTTGAGTACTTTGACCATCATCTAACTTTAGCCAACTTACCTTTTCTCCTGAAACATTTAATTTTGGTCTATCAATAATTGCTTCAATGTTTTTTAAACCTTTTATAATTGACATACTTTTCTCCTTAATGTTTGCTCTGTAAATGAGCCTTGTATCTATTTTAGCATAGAGGATAGCATATCGTCAAATCTATCTACAAAGTTTTTTAAGTCCTCATTAGATAAATCCGAGACATCTTTGATACCCTCTGGAAGTGGTGGGGCTATACAGCCTGTTCCAAAATGTGCAATCATTTTCTTTGACATATTTTGACCAGCCTCATCGTTATCTCCTAAAACTATCACTTGATTAAAGTATTGCTTTAGAAGTTTTCTTTGTTCTTTTGAGATAGTAGCACCTAAAGTTGCAACAGCATGAACGCCCACTTGTTCTAGCCTTATTGCATCAAAAGATGATTCTACAACAAAAACTTTGTCATATCTTTTTGCTCTTTGTAAATTAAATAAAGTTTTGCTTTTAGGTAAGCCAGGTGTGTTTTTAAATACCTTACCCTCTGTTGATCTACCAACAAATCCTAAACACAGACCGTCTGGTGAATATACTGGAATAGTTACCATATCCTGTTTTTCGGAGTATCCAAGTTTATACTTAACTACACTATCCTTATCTATCTTTCTATTCTGATAATACTTCATAGCCTTTGAACTTGTAAATACACCTTGATGTAATTTTTCTATTAGTTCTAAATCATACTCTTTAAACTCTACCTTTTTATCTAATGTCTCTTGTAATACTTCTACTAAGTTTTTGTTATCTGATTTAGAATCAATAAGTCTTGCTGCTTCAAAGTAGGATCTGCCAGAAGACTGCATAATAACTTCTGTCAGTTCTTTAGTTTCTTGGCAGGCAAAACAATAAAACATTCCGTTTGTCTTATGAATTTCTGCAGCAGGTGTTCTTGAGTTGTTATGAAATGGACAGAATATAATAAAGTCTATATCTACTTCTGATACTATATCTATGCCAGAGGCTAAAAGACTTCTTCTGATTTGGTTTTCTGAGTAGTACGAGATTGAACGATTGTGTTCTTGTCTATCCCTAGTATACATTTTGCTTTACTTTTTCCAACATACACTCCATAAACTGATAATTTAAAATCAAATGTCTTACCATTATAACCTATTGTAAAGTCTGTGTCAATGTCGTATCTAGGAACATATCCCTTACTTTTCATTGAGTTTACTATCATAAAAATATATTGATCTTTTAATCTTAAAATATGAGAGTCGTCAAAGATCTCACCCTCTAAGGAAAATCTCTCTATTCTTTTGTGATTATAAGACATACTTAAATTATATCTTGTATTTAAGCAGTTCCCTCAGTATCCTTGTACATAAACCTTCCAGAATCAAAATCTATATCTATCATAAATTCTCCACAGAATCCGTGACGATTTTTTCTAAAGACACACTCTAAAATACTACTGCCTTGTGCTCTACCTAATGCTAATACAAAATCAGCATCGTAGGCTAGTTGTCTAGACCATGCTACTTGGCCAAGAGATGGCACTGTGTACATGTCTGTAGCATCATCTGGGGTAGCGGAAGCAATAGCAATAATTGGCACCTGCTCTGATATAGAAAGAATCTTTAACTCTCTAGATATATTTTTAATCTTTACTACTTCATTATCAGTATAGTTATTTGATTGCATTAATTGAATATAGTCTACAAATACTATGTCAGGATGATACTGATCTATTTTACCCCGCAAAATTGATGGTGAAACTTCTCCTAGTCCATCGCTAGAAACAATGTGAAAAGATGGCATTTTTTCTAAATGAGTCTTACCCCAATTTTTAAATGCTTCTGTGTCTATAACTCCAGAACTTAATTTTCTATGAGACCACATTCCCTGACCCATAATTGTATAAGCACGATTACGAACTTCTGACTCTGTCATTTCTAAAGAAACAAAAAGTGGTTTTCTTCCGTTCTTCCATGCTTGAACAGCCATAAACAATGCAAGCCAAGACTTACCAATAGCAGGATAAGCAAGAAGAATGCCAAACTGACCAGCAGTAATCCCCGCTGGAAGATAATTATCAAACCCAGCAAGACCTGTTTGAATACCGTGAATACCTTTATCATGCATGTCCTTTACGTGTTCATAGTGTGCAACTGCATCATCTACATCTACAGCATCAATATCTCTAACTTCCGCTGTAATTCTTTTTAAGTCAGCAGTCTTAGAAATAATACTGTTTAGTGCTTCTACTGGTTGATTTAATTTTAATTTATTTGCTGTGTCCATAAGAACATTACTCAAACTACTTTGCAAATGTTCTGTTTTTAATTCTTCTAAATGATGTTTAGTGCCACCGATTTCTCCAACTGGATCAAAGTCTCTAAATTTTTCTATAACCAAATTAATTGGGGGTACTGTACCATTTTGTTCTTGATATGTTCTAATAAAATCCCACACATCTTTATGAGTCTTAAATAAAGAATCTGGATTTGCTTGTAATAATATGTGTATCTGCTTATCTTTTAATACAGCAGATAATACTTTACCCTCTAGATCTGCTGACATTATTTGTTTAACCAATCTTTTGCTTGTTGCTTCATTAATTCTCTAATTCTATCATCTTCTCTTTTACCTTGCAAGTTTTTATATAATTTATCTGCATTATTAGCAAACCATTTCCAACTAGGTATCTCACATATTCTAAAATAATAATCTAATAATTCATAGCACATGTCTAAACCATAAGACTCTATCAAAGAGTCTGCAGCCCATTGCTCTACATGTATATTAATATTAATACTAATGTTGTTAGAAATAGCCAACTTTTTATATCTAGTAAGTAGTGCGTGGCGTAATTGCTTTTCTGCCACTAATCTATTTCTTTCTTGGCTTCCTCAATTTTAGCAACAACTTTTGATTCAATAAATTCATATATTCTTTCCATTGCTGCATCTTTATCTTCGCCTTCTCGAACAAAGTCTGTACATCCTAAATCTAATCTTAGACTTTGAAAATTACCTAAATTTAATGTATATCCTAGTGTTACGGATACTGTTGTTTTGTCAGACATAGTTACCACGTTTCTTCTGCCCAAACAGGGATATATTCCCCATCCTTAGTTCTTGTATATAACATAATAGCATCTCCAATCAAAGAACGCAACTCTTTTTCAGTAGGAATATTTTTTGATGCATTGATCCTACCGTCTCTTCTTGGTCTACCTCTACTTATTGTAGCAATACTTGACCTAATTGTAAATAGGTCTTCTTCTGAATAGTAGGCGTATTCTCCAAATATTCTTTTACCCCCAACAACTGCCCCAGTTGGTGGATCTACCAACCCTTTTGTAATCCATCTTTCTAACTGTATTCTAGATCTTCCAAATATTTTTATAGTATTTTTAACTGTGTATGCTCTTTTTCTATGTTTTTTAAAGTCTGAATATAACAAAGTTTGCTCTTTATCTTTTATAAAATTATAAATTTCACATATATCATTGGCACGATTAAAATGAATTAATCTTACTAGTTCTTTATTAAAAAAGAATATTCTAGAACTTGGTTTTATAGATTGCTTCCAGTTATCCTGGCTCTGGTCTTTTCTGCTTTCATTATCCATTGAGCAACTTCTCCATGTCTATCTGGATGGTTATACATTTCTCTTTTCCCACAAACTAAACAATATAGTTCTAAATGATCATAAGATGAAAAAACTCTATCTACTAGCATTCTTCCTTCACATTTGCTGCACTCAATGTGCGTATTGTTAATTATTTTTGCCATAGTTGAAAAAGTATATCATATCTTAAGGCGCTATGCCGATTGCTATTACACTTACTGACAAATTTACAGCACCAGAGGTATTAAATCTTACTACCCCTTCTGCTCTGGATGTTCCAACATTTCTCAATGTGCATATTACATCATCTCCAGTAGTTGAACCAGTGTTGTTTATAATTGTTGCTGTTACTACTGGGGTAAACTTAAACTCTGGGTATGTAAAGAAAAATGACTCAGTTGTATTTCCTGATGCGTTTGTTGTACTTAAAGTCTTAGTTGCTGAGAACATCTTTAAGTTACTGGTAGTGTCTGTGTTTTCATTGACCTTTGATGTAGAGGTAGCCCTAATAGCAATTGTGTTAGCAATTGAATTAATCTGACTGACCATATCGTAGATATAGTTTACGTCTAGTGGTTGCCCACGCTCTGGTAAGGGTATTGCTGCCATTTTATCTCCTAGTTAATTATATCAGGGTACTGATATAACTGTTGTTTCAAATATTTTAAATTTATCTGATCTTGTTGGTGGGTAGTTTGCTGATTGAATGCATACTTGAATCGTTGATGTTCCAGGGGGTATTACGTTAGAAAAAGAGTTATCCTTTGATCTTCCATAGTAACTATAAGAACCCCCATTAATTTTAACAAATATGTCAGAATCGTGAAGTTTAAACTCACTTTGGTGTGAATGGAGTACTGACGCTCCTACTGCTGATGGGCCAGTATTATATATAGACGGAGTATCCCAAATTAAATTTAATACTCCAGAAGCAGTTACAATACTATAGTTTGCTTCTAAGGGAAATATTTGACCTTTGCTTTCTATTTTAAAAAGCCTAGACCATTCAGAAATGCTGTTTCTATCTTCTGAGGAAACTCTAAATCTTATATAGTGATTACCCAAATAATTTGGTGGAGGTAACTTTTCAACTGGTACCTTTATTTTAGCCATTAACTATCTACGCCTAATCCAAACCTATACTCAATATAGTTATTAGTATTTTCTGATTTTAGAATAGGTAAAGCATTCTGTGTAGATATTGGACTATATCCTACTAATGAATAAAGAGGGTTTAAAGTAGATATATTTTCTATTCTTATACCGTCATAAATAACAAAGTAATTGTTTGTAGGTACCCCTGAACTTAATACAGAAGTAAATATCTTGATATAATTAATATTTGCAAAAGAGAAATTGTCATCTTTAATTAGTTCTGATATATCTTTTGTAACTACATGATATCTGTTTGCTGAACCATCTTGTGTAAAATCTGCAGAGGTTAAGTTTATATTAAGTGTTGCCTTTGGACGCTCTATTTCAATGTTAGAAACATTATTTATTAATTGAACTACTATCCTAATATTGTCTGGGTTTGTATTTTGACTAAAGGTTTTACTTACTAGGCTTAGTGCTATTTTAATTTTATCTGTAGGGTTATTTCTACTTAGATCAAAATTTAATGTAGAATTTTCTAAATATGCCGCGCCGACTGGTATATCAAAAGATGAGTTTAGATAAGAACTGCTTCCACTTACCATCAATGCTTTACTTAATAGTCTTGGTGGTTCTTGTCTTACCTTTCTTGTATTATTATTAAATATATCTGAGTCAGAGTTAACGAATTGTGCTGGAGTGTTTGTTGTGATATTGCTATTATTGTCCCCGCTATCAATTGCACCGTCTGGCTGTAATAAAACTGGTGATGCTGCTCCAGTTGCAACATAAGACCATTGTTCAATGGGGCTAAAAGTGACTATCAGTTTACTATCATATTTTCCAGCAACAGAGTTTGCTCCCGCTGGGTATAGTCCAACCTCTGATATAAGGTATCTTTGGCTTGTTGGCATTTCTGCTTTAAATACAATTTTTTCTACATTGTTTTCTTTAACAAAACCCTTGGCTATGATCGGAACCCTAAAAACCTCAAAATCAAGAGATTGTACAGAGGCTGACACTAATGATGCCTCTCCCGTTTCTAGTGGCTTAGGACCGCTTCCAGCGGCTATATGGGTGGCAAAAGCAGGTGCTTGTCCAAGTAGGAACTTTGCAATAATCTGTTTTCCGTTATTTGTTATCATAATTCATCCACTTCAAATATTGTACCACTTGTGTCTATCTCAATTTCTACAATCTCAGAGTCTTTTAGGTTGACAACCTCAATAACAAAGTCTCCATTAGTATCTATATAAACATAGTCAGTCAAATTATTTTCTGAAAGGTATGAATCAGAAGGGATCTTATCTTGTAAATTTATAGGGAATATATCAAAAAATGAAGAGTTTGTTTTTTGAAGGGATATAAGATTAGAAGGGTCAAATTTTCTTTTAATATCTGATAGGTTAGATATGATGTCATAGTATGGATTTATACCCTCGACTGTATCGTGTCTAACAAACTTAGTTAACTCATTAGCCCCAATATTTTCAAATAGTAAATTAGTTATTGTTTCTGCACTTACGGTTTCTTGTGCGAGACTAACTACGTCTCTTTCTGGAACCCTAACCATTTGTGGTGGTGGTGGAGGAAGTTGGACTACTGGCTCTGAGTTACTATAGTTTGTATCTGGTGGAGGCGGACTTAACTGTTGTTGAATAATTCCAGAATTAAATTTAAAAGTTGTACCAGAGAAAAAAACAGTAGATCCTGCTTTTTGTCTAGCAGCCAAAGTTTTATTTTGTGATATTGCTTGTTGAACTTGTTTTGTAGTTACCTGTTGATTAAGTTGTGCGGTAAGATCTTTTGCAATTTTTGCAGTACTGTCTCCCTTTTGAACAGTTACCTTTCCAGTTTTTGTATCTATTTTTGCCATTATACTTCTACCACCTTAAGTCTATTAGAAACTCCTCCAGAAGATCTAGAGTATGATATTT